TTGGTCATGGTTACATCAATCAGCTTCCTCTCATCGTGTGATTCATTACCCGACATAAGGATAGAAAGGTGATCGAGAATGATCCACCCTACTTCCTTGGCCAGTGCCATGAACCGGCAGTCACTGAGGATACTGTCGGGGTCAACACTACCAAACCCATCACGCAGGTATACCTGACCAGTNCCAAGACTAGCATCAAAGGCATCCTTAAGATCCTTCTCAGGTAATTCATTGTTTAGATGAAGGGGTTTGTTTGCCTTGATTGACATCAACCTAAGGGCAGTCCGTTGAAGACTTTCCTCAAGGGCAATGTATCCTACCTTCTCACCTTGATCAACAAGAGCCTGGGCTATTTCACCGCAGAAGGTACTCTTACCGACGCCGGAACCTGAGGTAACGGTAACCAACTCCCCTTTCCTAAGACCACTAGTGATACGGTCAAGAGCAGTAAAGGGCCAATCAGCATCCCTACCATGAAGTGGCCGAGTTGCAAGAGCGAATAGGTCTCGTCCGTCGATGACAGTCTTTGGGGAATAGGGTTTCTTGTTCCATAGGACTGTCGATGTGATCGCCTCATAGTCTTTTGCAATTAATGCCTCGTTGGCATCTTTGTAGGAATCAAGGCGAGCAATGAATAGTTTATCATGTGGGAACAAACTAGCACAGTCTTGTGCTGCTTGTTGTCCTGGCTCATCTGAATCAAAGAATAGGATAATTGATTCAAACCCCATCAACCATTTCAACTGGTGTTGGAGGGCTTTCTTAGCACCAGCAGCGCCATTTGGAAGGCTAACAACCGGCCAGGTTGGGCGGATTTGATACACACTAAGGCAATCTAACTCGCCTTCAGTGATGACAATTTCCTTACCCCGTCCCCATAGTTGTTGACCAAACAAGGCATGGTCTTCGTTCTTACCAGTCCACCTAAAATCCTTGTCGGTGTCCCTACTCTTAAAGCCAACCAGTTGTCCGGCTTGTGAGTAATAAGGAAACCTGATGGTTTTGGTGTCGTGATCGTAACGAACGTTGAACTTCTTTAAGGTTTCTTCCCTAAGGTTTCTACCCTTGAGAGGAACAAAGTCCCCGGTAAAGTCCATGAGAGAGGTGTGGGTTTTGGTGATCGTGGTTTGTGTGTCGTCCCCATGTTCATAGTAAAGGCAGGAAAAGCAATGCGCGTGTCCGTCTGTATAACGAGCAAGCGCATCACTACTACCACAACTAGGACATGGTTCGTGATTAAGAAACTCGCTCTCGGAGCGCATCTCGAACTGATTCAGCGGCATTGGTCATTGAAGCGTGATACAACATCCAATCTTCAAGTTCATCAATAATTAACTTAGCAATGTCAACAGGAGAAATGTCCTTTGTATGGACATAATCCAGACACTCAACAAGGGTGTCAGCAAAATGTTCACCAAGTCGCTTAAGAATTTCTTCTTTACTTGATGTTGCAGTTGAGATCATTGAACCAATCAAGTGGGATGTCGTGTGATGCTGCCCACAAAAAGCCATTCTTGTCTGCCCACTTAGCGTAGGTAGTCTTACTGGTTTTTGTGAGCGTGTTGTATGGGGCCTGGAAAACAAGTCGAATATCAAGAGTCGGATGCTGCTTTTTAACAGCTAACATCTTCCTTCGATCTTCTGGTTTGAAGTAACCCTTGGCTTCCAAAACAACCCCATTGGGCAGGATAAAATCTGGTGTGTAGACAGCAGATAATGTGTAGTTAAGCTTTAGAGTTTCATATTCAAACTGGTACCCATTCAGTTCGAACCACCGTGCCAGCTTTTCTTCAAGGCGGCTACGGTATGTGGGCATTAGAAGGGTACATCATCAGCATCGTAGCCTACTGGCCCAACACCAGGATCTTCAGACGGTTCAAAACTGGGGCTACCACCCTTAAAGCCATCTGTCTTACCGAACAACGCAGCCACGCCATTTTCATCAAGGCCACCGCTATCAGAACCTCCCCCGCTAACCAGCTTGAGAACCTGAGCACCTCGTACCTTAACTGAGCAACCAACCTTTGGACCAAAGACATAAGGCTTAAGATCCACAATCAGTTTAACAACAGTACCTTTCCAGATCTGTGTGTCAAGGTCAATAGGAACACCGTCTGTATCCACCCAAGGGAACATTGGAGTGGAGCTATCACCACCGTAGCTAACCTTGATAAGCCCTTCCTCGTCCCACTTAGGGAGTTCAGCAGAAAATCGCTTGCCAGCCATCTTGTTCTTACCCCATTCCAATGCTTTTTGATAAGCATCTTCAAACTTGGTAAGGTACTCATCAGGCACCTTGAATCCAATGGTACAGTTGTTAAACTTACCACTAGGGACCAATGCGTTGATGTAACCCTCGAGGCTTGTGGTGAAGATAAAACGTGTATCAGACATCTTTGGTAAGAAATTCGTGTTGTGCGATAAGGTCGATGAAATCAACCAGGGTGTCATCCAGATCTAAATCAGCACGGGTTGCCCAATACTGAACATGTTCTGGTAACCAACAAAGGCCATAGCCAATGTTAACTTGCTCAGCTAACTCAGTAGCGTAAGCATCAGAGGGAATAGTTAGTTCCAAGATTTCAGGAGACAAGGATACTCTCAACAGTGGTGTAAGCCTCATCGTATGCCTCAAGACATGCCATAGCATTGCTACCGTTTTCGGCAGCCTCAGTCAAGAACGCACACTCAGCGAAGACATTACAAAGGTAATCAACAAAGGTTACCTCATGATGATCCTCTTCAGTTTCGTTGTTTTGAAACTGCCACTCTTCGTAGTAGTTATCAATAACAGAAGGGTGAAGACCCAGAAGCTCAGCAATTTCCTTAAGTTCCATTAGCAGAAGAAGTAAGCGGATTGTTGGACATCATTGATGTCAAGGGTATTTAACATGACACTTTCATCAAAGTCAACCCCTAGCTGTTCTGCCCATTCCTGGAGCACTGGCTGTGAGTAGATCTCAACGAACTTGTCCCTGATCGCACTGCCCATGGAATCCATGTCACAGGAACGACCAAGCACACAGTCATGTATCACTGTAAATGGGGCACACCATTCCGCAAATACAAGGTGGAGTAGTGCCGCATCTAAGCTGTGAATAAGATTAGGACTTGCTGCTGTCTTAGCTTTTTGTAGATCAATCTGTCGTTCTTCCCATTCCTTCAATAGCTCACAACGTACCCGCTGACCCAGCAACTTAGTGTTAACTGTTTCAGCTTCATTACGTCGATACTCTTGAACAACTGGGAAACCCGAAGGTGTCATCCACTCAATCGTTGTTGCCCCTGATTTGATACGTTCCCCAGCAACCTTTTGGATAAACTCCATTGATCGACAAGGGCCATCAAATACTTGCCTAACACCATAACGATAGATAGCTTTGACTATCTGTTGTAGTTCACCCTTCTCAAGTTCAATACCCTTGAGTTCCTGACGGATGTAATCCCTAGCACTGTTCTCCGTCACCCCGTAAGGTGTTGTCATAACAGTTCTCTTGGTTACTTTCCTGGTGATATGATCGTGAAGATGCTCAGGAAGAATCTCCTTTGCTTTCTCCGCAACAATCTTATACCCATCAGAGGGTTTATCAGTGGGGACAACATTAACCATTTCAGCAGCAGTCCGATCCAATGCCAATGCTGACAAATGTTGAAGACCAGAACAAGTTGCATCAACGGAGCATGGAAGTCCTGAGGTCTTCTTAGTTCCCTTGATGACACATTCATAGTATTCAATAGCAGCAGCAATAAAACACCAAGGTTCTTCTGCTGATGACCACTCAGAGATTGTACCCTCAGGATCATTAGCAACTAGACTCAAGAAATCATGGTTCTTATTGACCCAATCAATTCTCTCATCCATTGGTGCTTTATCCAAGCCATAAGTAGTAGCAACATGAAATGCTAACCACCACTTATTGACTGGACCCTCTTCCTCAAAGTAAATAAGACTCTTGTCAAAGTCTGTTCCTTGGGGACTGAGGCTTGTGGGAATTGGATATACTCTTCCTCGGAAGTCAAACGACCAAGGAATCCAGAAGGTATCTTTCTTGTATTTGTTGGCTACATACAGAGCTTCAGTTGTCCTGTAATTCTTCTGTGCCAGAGCTGAGTTCTGATCTTCAATCTCAGTTCTCATTCTCCGATAGGAAAGCTTATCCTCTTCCGAGGCAGTCTCCCATGGCTCTGGCTTTGGCGGTGGAGGTGTTGGTTCCTCCGCTCGAAACTTACCCACCGTTAGGCGTTGTTCCATACAGAAGTTTGCCAGCTCAAGAACCCTGTCGTTGATTCGATAGGGGACCTTCTGGAGCAGGTTCAGCATGACGAGAGCCTTGCTGTCCTGTAATAGTAGGCACCTTCTTGGAATCCTAGTCCTGATCAGCCTTGTCAGCTTCCTTAGGTCGTTGGTGAGGTACCCACCCTTAAACTCCTCTGACCAATCGTTGGGTTCACACAGCATCGGCCACATACAACCAGCAAATGCCTCAGCCTGCGCTAGGAGCGCCTCCTTGGCCTTTAGAAACTCAGGTTGGTAGGTCAGGTAGGTCGGGCTGTCTTTGGGCCCCCTAAAGACCGTCCTGGTGGCTACCCACCCGGTGGCCTCAGCAAGACAATTCAGCAACCACCCACCAACAAGGTGTCTAATGCTCGTGGGCCACCGTAATGGCTCAACATCATTGCTTCTCATTACTGCCCGATACCGTTGAACCTTATACGAATACCCTTTATGATCGTGGATGTGTAGCCTAGCCTTATTAAATAGATCAGGATGCTTACCACAAAATTGATCCAACATCACTTGATGATAGACCAATGTCCCAATATGAGTAGTAGCTGCTTGGTAAGTGAGGTGTTCAATTCTCCTCACCCCAAGAATATCAATGACACCCTTTGCGGTGATCAATGCCAACACAGCCGGGTCACAATCTTTGAGGGGAATAACAGCTTGTGCCTTCTCCTGAACCCAACCTTGACTAACACGATGTAACTTACTACTAATTTCATTAGTGATAAGCTCAAGACCTTTGTTGATAAAGGCTGACCCATAAACAGTAGAGCTGGCATAACACCTCTCTTCTGCGTTCCTGGTGCGTTCCCTAAGGCGTTTAATCGCCTCACTACGGGCATCAAGTTCTCGCTGTAATTGACGGGCGAGTTGCTCAGTTGTTGCCATAAATCAAGAGGCTTGTGATGATTGAATAATGTTTCTAGCATTACGAATTATCATTATCCTTGATACAACCTTCACTAATTCTTGTGTTGCCTCTACCTCTTCTTCAGCACCATCAACACCTAACTGTGCCAATAGTAGATCCTCAGGGTGTACATCAGGTAGCTTTGTTATCTCACCCGTATCCTCATCCTGTTCATGGGTAGCAAGAACATCACCGTGAGCCTCTAACCTAGACCCAAGGTCAATCAATCTGTCTAGGGAACAGTGTAACAACCCATAGAGTTGTCCTTCGTATTTACTTTCCCGGTACTGTTGATAAGCCATTGATTTGTGGATAACGTGATGCCTTATTAAAGGCTTGATAAGCAAGAACCATAGCTAACCCCTTCTTGTTAAGGTAGCTATATTGCTTGATTTGATTGCGCTTAGCTAGTTTCCTAAGTTGCCGCCAAGTTAATACCTCAGATAAGTGACCCGCTAAGGTGTCGGGATTGGGTAAGTGTTGCCGTCCCGTAATGCGTAAGGCTGATTCGAAGTCCATTACTTACCCTTCATGGCTGGTAACCTAAAGCAATAGTCAAGGTGTGCTTCTTGAATCTTTTTACGAACCCAAACAATCCTGGGCTCTGTTGTCATTGCAGCTGCCCTAAAGATCTCTACAATTAACATCCTTTGCATTTCATTTAATGAATCAGATCCTTTTTGTCTGATCTGTTCAATCATGCGTCTCATCTCGGGTGGGAAGCTATCCCAATTAGGCTCACGTTCCTTTGTTGCGGTTGTCATTTTTCGTATCTGAGTTTAGAGTTGTAATAGGGGCGGTTTAAGTAAGATACCCTTTGAGGACTTGGTGGTTTTGGATTCTCTAACCCTCGCAATAACTCAAGGGCCAACTCATTATCTCCACGTTTAATAGCAGCCCTCACCTGTTGCTTTAATGATTGTGTCATCTATTTACTTACCATTAGCCCGCGATACAACCGAATCAGACACACTAACATGATTAGGGGCACCATAATGATTGCCCTCTGTGCCAATACTGGAGACGATAGCATAAGTGATCGTGAGTGGGAGGAGGAATAGACAAAGGCTTGTGAGTTGTTTAGTCACTTTAGATTACCTCCATTGCAATAACAAACTCAGACTCAATACCAAAGAACTCAGCAAGATCATCAGGGTTCATTGATTCAATCAATGCCTCATCTACATCCTTTACAATGATTTGATATGTTTGATCATCTAAAGGAAAGTACTCAGTACATAGACCATCGTCTAAATACTCATCAATAGGACATTCAGCGTCAAGTGTGAAACGTAGGTTGATGGTTTCCATTAGTTGAGTTCCTCAGGGTAGTAGGTTGTTTTAAGATTGTGATCATCAATGTTGTCATCATCAGCGTAGGCTAGATCTTCCACATCATCTAGCCATTGCTCAAGTTCGCTGCGTTCGTAACAATTAAGGAAGGTCATCCGTGAATTAATCTCCGATAAGTTACCCAAGTAACAGCTTGGACTTGAGTAGGTGACAACTCAACACCACATAGATCAGCACTACGTTTTGCTACTAATTGGTAAGCACGTTGAATAGTCTCAAACAATTTAGGCGTGATTGATGGGGTCTTGGTTGTAGGTATACGCTCGCCAATGAAGATAGCGTAGGCGTGACCATCAACACAAACAGCGTTCTTATCACCCATAATAGATCTGTAGAATGCTACTACCTTTTGCCCGCTTAGAATAGTTGGTATGGCTTCAGTGTCTACTGATTCCATATCTAATTCAAGAATAGCAATAGCCTTTGCTTTGTTTGGATTAAAGGTGCACACCTTAATCACGTTGTAGTCGCCCTGGATTGACCATGTTTTGATCATAGCCTCAGCATCAATACAGTTACGTTCCCACTTGTTGTTTGGGCTAAGTGCACTGATCACGCCCACGGCTTGGCCCATTGTGAGACCATCGTATTCGTGAATGAACTTGAGCGCAAGATCATACGCTCGCTGATACCAATGTAAACCCGAGATAATGTCGGCTTGTGATGCTAACA